CCAATAGCGTGTGCCTTTCTTTAGGTCACGCTCAACCAACTCGGTCATCCACTTAGCGGGCATGAGTCGTGTGGCGCTGACCTCAAACCAATGGCTGTTTAAAGACATCGCCAACCACTTGGTAATCTCCGCCCAAGTGACCGATCGGAGTTGGCTCTCGCTGTTCGCCGAAATAATGGTTGTCGAACCAATCCGTGTGGAGAGCATCCATAGCGTGAGCCATGACACCAACGCAGACTTGCCAATACCACGCCCTGAGGATGTCGCCATCCTAAACGTGTCAAAGTCAATTTTGCCGCCGTTCTGTTTAATGTGGGCGGTCAAGTCAGTCAAGACTTCGCGCTGCCATTTGCGTGGGCCTGCAAAGTCAGCCAAGGGTGTACCCTTCTGACCCCAAGGGAATGCGTACAAGACAAAGGAGAGGGGATCATCTTTGATCTTAGGCGCCCATAAGCGGCTCATTAGAGCCATCTCTTCGTCTGGGGAGTAGAGGGGGGTTTGCATTATTTGCCTAGGTTAATTTTTACTTGCCGTCCGTAGCCAGGAGGTATTTTTTGCCCCGCGTAATCGCGGATAAAACCATAAGGGCTTGTCCTATTAACCGCCAAACGATCTTCCTCGCTTGCGCCTTCTTGAGGGGGATTAAAATCGTAAGTATCATGTGCAATTAAATTACCATTTTCATCGCGAGAGTATTTAAACCGCCCAAGCGTAGTTTGTATGTTACCTATGGGGTCATACATGGAGCCTAAACCTGGAGATAAACTCATAGGCAGTTTACCGCGCTCGCGCAATATTTTGCCTAACGCTTGATAGTCACGATATTGAATGTCCCCCTCGTCGCCGCCGCGCAACGCTATTAATTCTTTAAGCGTTGCTAATTCTTCAGGTGAAAAGTTACTTTCGGTTATTGGTTCGCGCTTACCTTGTGCCGTTTCTAAAAACGTGCGCGCATTGGTTGAAAATTTTTGTGCGGGTAACCGTTGGGCAACAAAATCAATTAGTTTGTTTACCCCCGTAACTTCAGGCGCTAAGGCGTTGACTGGCATTGCCGACTCCGTGGAATTTAGTGTTGATAATAGCTCAAAATACATTAATAAAAAAAATTTTGTTCACAAGCCCTCCGCTAGCTAAGGCTCCCTGCGCAGGCCCTCCCCCCCCCTGGCTGTTGCGCTGCAACAATTGCTGCGCTGCGGCATAGCCTATGTTGCACTGCGGTAGCTGCGCTGCAACATGGTTCTATGCTGCAATGCAACATCGTGCTGCGCTGCAACATATTGCAATGCAACATTGTGCAATGCAACAAAGCATTGTGCGCTGCAACAATTCACAGCTCGAGCATTGTGCAATGCAGCATAAATATATTTGATTATTGTGAGCATTTGTGAGCATTGTGTGTAAAAGTATGCTATTGTGTTATTTCCCTAATCTGATTTAATCAAACAAGGATATATCATGCTCTCAATCTCATCTGACGCAAAAACAGTAAAAGGCCTTAAGCTTGGCTTTCTTACCGGCATACTGTATCTCACACCTTCAGACCTATCAGGTCAACAGGTTTGCCCTATGGCCAAGCTTGCAGAATGCGAAGCGCCATGCTTGTTTAGTGCTGGCCGTGGCGCGTTTACTAGCGTACAAATCGCCAGACTATCTAAAACAGACTGGTTTTTTAATGATCGCGATTCTTTTATGCTCGAATTAATCGATAGCGTGTTTGCTTTAATCCGTCAAGCCATGCGTCAGGATCTGACGCCAGTCGTGCGATTGAATGGTACTTCTGACATTCGTTGGGAAAGCATACCGGTTACATATAAAGGTGTTACTTACACCAATATCATGGCCTTATTTCCTGAGGTTCAATTCTACGATTACACCAAGCTTGCAAACCGTAAAAACGTACCAAGCAATTATGACCTGACGTTTTCTTACTCTGGCGCGCTGGCATACCAAAAGTATGTCCAGCAAGCCATTGCTAACAAAATGCGCATTGCTGTAGTTTTCCGTACTGTTGCAGATATCCCCAAAAGCTTTCTAGGTTTGCGCGTGATACCTGGCGACAATAGCGACATCCGCCATGTAGAACCCAAAAATCGTATTGTGGCTTTATATGCCAAGGGCGCAGCCAAAAAGGATACAGGCCCTTTTGTAGTTGATACCTTGCGTCGCATTATCCCCATTAAATTAGCAGCTTAACCCCCACGGCCCGAAAGGGCCATCATTTAAATTAACCGGATATATAAATTATGTCAGATCAAATGCTAACCCTACTCGCTGAATACGGCGCTTTGCGCTTTGGCTGCGAGAAAGCGCTAGAGTTATTAGAAGATCCGGACGCTAGCGCGTTTGATGCCGATAAAGTTATCAGAATCTTAAAAACCATACTTGAGGTGCAAAAATGAACGATTACATTCAAGCCACTATTGCAGCATTGCTAATGAGCATAGCTTTTCTACTCTCACTCTACCTCTAGGTTCAAAATGACCATTTCACTCATCGCAGCGACTCTAGTCATTCTGCTAATACTAGTCTTTGACCTATAGCCCAAACATACCCTTTAAACGCATTCTAAGCCCCTCTAGGGGCTTTTTTTATTGCCCTATGTACTTGACCTAGTTGATTGAATTAAACTCGGCACAACGTTACCTGAAATAAACGATCATGACAATTATTTACAAACAAGCACAGCCAAACCTAAACACCACGCCTAAGCCTGTGATAACCGAGCATAGGGACGATTGGGGATACTTTCAGCCAGTCTACGATTGGGACAAGCTTTGGCCTGAAATCCTGCGCGATATTGGTAATGGTGCAAGCTTAACGAGTGCGATCAATAAGCCAGGTTACCCGACATATGACACGGTACAAAAGCATATGCGTGCTAGACCTGAGATTAAACGCCTATACGATGATGCGGTAGAGATAAGGGCTGACTATCTCGCCGAGTCTTTAATCGATATCGCTGAGGCACCCATCCCCACGGACTTAGACGGGCCACAACTCAGCGCATGGATAAATCAACTTAAGATAAAAATCGACACAAGAAAATGGACGGCAGCAAAGCTTAGACCGAAAGCTTGGGGAGAGAAAATCGATGTGAGTGTTACTCACACACAAATCAGCATCACCCAGGCGCTCGAACAAGCCGAGGCTAGGTTGATCGACAACGTAACCGATATTGAAATCAATCCCCCAAAATAACACCGTATAGGCTAACCCCCTAACACCCTACCCTATAGGGGGTAGGGGGTGGGCGGGGGTTGGACGCCCTACTTTACCTGCAAACCCCCTCGACCCCCAAGGGGGTGATAGGGGGTTCAGGGGGTTAGTTTTTAGCATGGTTGGACAGCATAATCATGGCGCTTGTTTGATTCGGATTGACGAAAATCCAACCCTGCTCAAAGGGTTTCATAACGCCGGCATTCAACATAGGCATGATCAAACCATCTTTGCGCCCTGGTGCGACCTTATTCTGCGCGGTGCGCTCCGAGTTACCATCTGCCACAATGACCTCAATTAATGCTGATCGATTAAGGTATGGGTGACCTTGACGCATCTCAGATCCTGACGTGATCCACGCCCGCTCTAGCAGTTGTACATTTTGATCATGCTTGGTAAGTGGTTTATGGGGGCTTTGCTCTTGTGAATCATCATCTGGGATAGCCACGCAAGTAGTGGCGGGTTTGCCAAACTTGGTGGTGCCCATCTCAATAACTTGCAATTTAAAGTAAATCGCCTCGCCCTTGGATGGCAATTCACGCTGTTTGGTCACGGTAACCGAGCGTACCCCGTCCTTTTCGGTGACTTCAATCTCAGTATCAATGTGGGCGCGGATTCCTGACCAACCACGCGACCCCTTGGCGGCGTCTTTGCCATTGTGGTGAATGATCATTACACAGGCGAGGGTGGTGGCTGCTATGACGTCAAACCGTGCCATCACTGGCCCCATATCCTCGCCGCTATTCTCATTTGCCCCAGCGCTGACCCGTGCAAGGGTGTCGGGAATAATTAAGCGTACCGACTGCCCTTTCATTTGCTCAACTGTCCTGACCAAGCCGATCACGTCATTTGCATCGCCATCGCCCTGATAAAAATTCACAGGAGCTTGGACAATAACTAGGTTTTCTAGGTTGTTGTTGTAATACTTTTTTAACGCCTGGACGCGCGATCGGATACTATTCGGTGATTCACTTGCTAAGTAAACGACTAAACCAGAGTCTGTTCTGCGCCCGTAGCATGAGGTGCCCATCGACACGGCTGCGGCGACCGAGAGCGCCCAAAATGTTTTGCCTGAATTACTGTCGCCGTACACCACTACCGTGCTACCGATCGTGATTAAGCCCTCAACAAGCTCATTGGGGGCTTCGTAATCGTTGCTAAGTTGATCGCCAAAAATGGCTTTTAACTTTTCAATGACATCGTTACTCTTGGCCATTAAACTTTCGGCGGCTGCACCCCCTAAAGCTGCATTTGCCCCCACATCATGCTCGGGGGCATAACGGGCAATAGACTCAGCAATACGCTTCACATCAGATGCGGGTAAAGGGATGTCGCAACGCTCGGCGTTGGCTAAACTGATCGCGGCAAATATCTCGCTTGCTGAAAACCCACTATGACGCATTGAACCTGCCATTGAAGCCAGGCCGGCATTGCGATTGCCCGTAATTAGTGCGCCATCTGTGGCGGTCACAATGACTTTTCGCACCGCCATTGCTGATAACCACGACTCTGGTATTTCAAAAGGGCAAATGCCGTCGATAGGGTCGCCAGATGCTTCCCATGTGTACTCTCGATCATTCACAATCGATGGGGTGACAACAAAGTACCGACCATTAGCCAAGAAATCCACGCCAGGACGCAACTCACAA